AATAGTACTTTAAATGAAACTGGGTGATATATGATGCTATCACTAACACTCTTGTAAGGAGCAACAGGTTCCATCATTTTAGTCAAGCTATAACTTGTAAGCGGTGCAGGCTTCGAGTCTGCTTTAGCACCAGAAGCTATCCAATTCCTAAATGCACTATTGTAAATAGAAGTCAACACAAAGATATCTATGATGTTTGTTGTTGTTGGATCTACTCTATTATCGCGCAATGGTACATGGTTGAACTGCACAGTCATTGCTGATCTACCCGCAACTGATTGTGTTCCATCAACTGACGGTGCTAAAGTGTACTGACCAAGTGCGTCAATGAATTCTTTTCTTTCAAGTTGAATTGTGTTGTTGCCGATGACAGACTTAATTAATGTTGGGTCTGCAGGAACTAAGTTATCAATTAGCCCTGGCAATAGTACAACTACTCGTTTTGGATCGTAGCGGCCGTCGTCTAATCTAACATAGTCAACTACATCTAATTCAATATCCTTGGTCAGGCCTGTGTTAACCTTTAAAAACTTAACAGAATCTTTGATTACGCGACGAGTTGTCTGATCAAGTGCGGCCCCAAATCTTTGATTATGGAAAGTTAACTCATTTTCGCTGCCAAAGATAGTTTGATCTTTTCTGATACTTGCGGCCCAAACACCACTGTTGTAGGCAAATCTAATCAACCAGCTACGGTCACTTGAAGTTCCGGCGGTTGTTAAATCTAGAGTGCCATTGACGTTTATTTCATTTTGTTTAACAACAATCCATCGATCTTTCTTGTGGTCATATCGTAAACCAAAGTTTGTTTGATTTGCAATTTCTTTTACAATTTCTGTTTTTTCATTATCTGTAAACAATGTTCTCATTGCTGGCATCCAATACTCAATACTAGTACCGTCGGCAACGAGTCCGCTTAAAAATACTGCGCCTTGACCATTAGATCTTAGACCAGTGTTGTTTCCGTTGTTATCAGCAACACCAAATCCTTCTCGATAAATGTCAAGGACTCTAACCCAGCCTTGTGTTCCAAAGTTGGCCAATGAGTTTTTACGTAGCACTCTGTTTGCTAAAACAACAGAACCTTTACCCAAGCGTACAGGCACCTTGTCTGGGTCAGTTCGAAGATGGAAATATCCATGTGTATTACCATTTAGATAATCAACTTTGTGCCAGGTTAGTTCTTCTCCTGGTAATGCTTCTACCCGTTGAGATTCGCTGTTGTAGGAATTATAGTAAAGTTGGTGTAACCCACGAGTCAACATTAGATCTTGGAACCATGACAATACTTCATCATTGTTTTGACTTAGAGGTAGTGTCTTTTCTTCTGTTATTTCAGTTGAGTACAAGAAACCATCACCGGCTAATGTAATAACTGGTCGGTAAGTTCCTGTTGGGTCTTGTATGTCAGCAAAAATGCTTTGCCCTGCGTATGTTCTATTAATTGCTTTAATCTTGTCAACGCCTGCAACTTTACCTTCGGGATATAAATTATAGTCGTTCGCAGTAATCATGCGGTCTTGACTTGCGGCTGTACGACTAGCACGATTTTTAATCTGTGTAATAGTTTCACCACTGCTACTGCTTACGCTGGTTGCAAGTTGTACTGTAAAGATTGCATCTTGTTCTAACCCTTGTGAGTCGACATAACGAACAGCAACTTGCTTGCCAGCAACATCAGCTGGTGTAAATGTTAAATCTTCATTGGCACTTTCGCGATACCATACTCGAATGTTTCCTGTTGGAATGTCAGAGTAGATATCGTCACCAAACTTAATAGAAATGGTATCGTTTGCTCTTGTAATTACTTCATATACTTTACGTGTATCTTTTCCGATTGCGTTAAAAGCAATATTTTTTCCAACTGTGCTTGGAACCTGCACCCATTCCTCGAGTACTCGGCCATCGCCGTCGATACTTTGTACCCAAACATCAGTGTCGTTGATATTTTCGCCCTGAATGTCAATTACTCTATTTTCTATCTTGGTGTCTAGTACATAGTCTTCAAATTTTAAGACACCTTGTTTGAATAAGAAAAACCAACCATTGTTCAGACTGGCGTATCCTGTACCGTCATTGTTAAACAACATAGTTTGATAGCCATACGGATTAGGAACACTTTCAACTGCGGCTTTAGTTTCATTGTCAATAAAGATGGGTACCAATTCGCAACTGTATGTTGTATTATTTCTAGCACTTAGGTTAAATGCTTGCACCATTGTCCTGTTGTCAGGTTCAGCAACTTGATAAAGTTGTCGGACTGTTCCTTGAGTAGTAATACTGCTCATTGGTCTTCCAACTGGATTAGAACGACTCAACACTTCGTTAAGAATTACTGTAAATTGTTCATAGAAGTCAACATTGATCGGGTCAGCCCAAACGATTGTTTGTCCAGCAAGATTGGTGCCTTTGCTATCGTAGACGTTCTGAGTAGTATTGACCGCTGTTACTCTTAAGAATCCTGCGGCGGCGCCATTACGATATGCCTTGTAGCCAAGTTGTCGAGCAAGATTTAAAACATTACCCCTGACTTCGGCTGTTTCTAAAAATGTTTCGCGTAGGTTCAAATCACTACGGAAGGCCAAGTTTTGACCTAGGTATGAAATCAAGTCAATAATTGCAATGTACTCACTGCTATTAATAAAGTCGTTGAAATCTTCAGGGTAGTTTGTTTGTACGTGATTAATTAATGCAGTACGAAGGCTGTCAAAGTCATATGCTTTAAAGTTTGAGTTGACAAGATAGCGATAGCTATTCAACCAGCTTTCAGCGGCATAAAGCTGTCCAAGGCGTCGAGTCTGGCTCATGTTGTAGTTGTTCCTTTATCGTATGTCAGTGGCAATGTTACTGTTTCCCCAGATGGGTTGTAAGTTACAATAGCTTCTATAATAAGAGCATTTGGCTCCTCAGATATTGTTACGCTTTGTAGTGTCCAACGAGGATCATTGCCAATGATATTTCTAACATCCTCATCTATTAGTGATTTATTCTTTTCGTCAAGCGGCTCAAATAGCATATCCCATACAATGCTACCAAATTCAGGTAGCATAATTCGCTCACCTTTGCGTGTGTTAAAATGATTTAATAAATCTTGTCTAGCAAGATCTAGGTCGTAGCGAACAGGACTGATAAAACTAGTCCCTACGCTACTATAACCACGGAAAGTAGATGTTAAACGTGCCATACACCTATTTACCAGCTAGAAATAAACTGGGTTATATCTCAAGCTTGTGTAGGTGGAGCCGGAGTCCCCGGTGGGTAATTTCCTCCAATATGCGGAGGACCATATTTGTCTTTTAACTGTTCTAAAGTTAAATTTACACCATGTGGTACTTTGCCAGTGTTTAGATATGCACTTCTTTCCCACTGAGCAGCCTGTGTCGGACTTGGTGGACCGTACGCGGCATCAATTCTTTCCCCTGTAGATGGTCCATTTCCTAGCGACCTAGTCCATGGTGTTTGCGGATTCCTTGCTTTGTTTGTTTTTACGGCAGCCTCGTCGGCGGCAACGCCTTTATCGCGAAGCTGATCTTGCGTCATGTTACGGGCGTCGGCATTAGGCTTACCGTAGATTGCATAGTTTGCTTCACTACTGCGTTGATTTGCACTATTTGAGTAACCTGCATTAGCCCAAATTTTAGCAATACCTTGTTTTGTTGGTTTACCGTCTGGACTTGCGGCTGCATCTTTTACTAAATCTGCTGCCATTTGCTTTGCTACGCTTGGGCTACCATACGCTGCCATAATCAGTGCGTCAATTTGCGCCTGTGTGATACAAACTTGTTTGCCGGCTTCTTTTTTGGCTTTTTCTAATGCGGCTATAACACCAGGTGCCATGTGTCTGTCAACAATTTGTCTACTTGCTAAACGTGCTTCTGCTTCGCTAGGTCCCGCTAACAATGCTTTCTTTAAGTTAGCATCAATTTTGCTGTTAGGATTATCAGGACCAAAAATATCTACACGAGTTCCATAACCTACACTGTATCCTTGGAAGTCGCTGTACATCATACCGCGATATGCTTCGCGACTTTTCATTAACTTGAAGCCTTCTTCGCTTAAGGTACTTTGTGTAACGTCTGGTACACAATCTTCGGCGTTAGTCACTGGAGGTACTGCTGGGTCACCGTTTGGTTCGCCAGGAGTATTTCCTTCGATATCGGCTGGAGTAATTTGGTGATTGCCTAATGTAGGATCAACGACTCCAGCTGGTACTGTAATTGATTCGCCGCCGTTTAACGCACTATGTCCACCGTATGGTTCAGCTTCAGGAACACGACTTGCTACACTCTTTCCTATCTTTGCATTAGTGATTAAAGAATTTGTGCCCGGGCAGTCTGCACGATCTGCAGGTGGTCCGTTTAAATCAATTCGCTGAGCAGTTTCTTTAATTTGGCTGTC